CAAATACTACAATGGGAAGTATTACGCAGTTCGCAAAAGTAGATTACAAACTAGCAGTTGGTGGTAGTGCTACTGTTGCAGCAAAGGGCGCAATTGCAACTACATCTGAAGCACAGATTGTTCAATCTGCTCCCGACATTAATATCGCTGCAGAAAGCATTTCAGTGTTTGGCTCCTCAGGTAACATCGGCGGTGAAAATGTTATTATGCATAGTTATAACTCATATGTTGGGCACAGCTTATGGGCTGGGGAAACTGTTAATACGAAAACAGTTACTGGTACACAATCAGTGAATGCTGTTACGTTGAGTGGATATTTCGTAGGAGATCTTGAGGGAACTGCCCAAACATCTGCTGGCTCATCTTCATTCACTTCGCAAGGTCATTCCGCTGATGCATCATTTGATACAACAGGTCAAACAGCAAAAGCAACAACTGCCGTTATGACTGAATATCTGACAAAGGGCGCATACGGCATTAAGAAGGTTACAATTGATAAGGGCGATCATCTTAAAAATGCATTTGATAAATCAGCTGATACTGGATACGTTTCCAGAGAAACTTTGACAACACAAGAAGTTCGTGCGAGAAAAAGAGATACTGGCCACCACACAAATCAGAAGTTTAATAATTATCAGGTATCTACTGGTAATATGAACCCTAAACATTCTGATACAGTTCCGGCCGAAGTTATCGAAACACGTGATCCTAAACAGCTTACAGTGACACCAAGAACAACAGTTTCAAGTTCGAGTGACCCAAAAGCAAGAGTCATTGCATCAGTTAATACACAAACTGCTATTGTTCCAGACACACAATATGATCCAAATGGCGTTCTAAATGTTACTTCAAGCACATTGCTTGCGGCAGGCATTTCATTAAGTCAGTTCTTATATGGCAAAGGCGATCCAGGAAAGCTTGATCCTTCTAAAACATTGAATGAAAAAATTCAGATGCTTAGAAATCTATATCCACAAGCAGAGTTTGTAAGCAGAATTCGAAAAGATAAAGAAGAGTTTAAGGGATATAACCTTGAAATCGTCGAAGGCGTCTATATGAAAAATGACGTTGAGGTTTTAACAGCAGGAAGCGTTCTTGATTTAAGAACAAAAGGACGAGCAGTTGTATACGAACTAACTGGGCTAGATGGTGTTGTTGATACTGATAAAACATTTGAACTTGCAACTTGGATTGTAAAAAATATCAAGTTTGAAAAAATGATTCTTGACTATGATACGTATGATCCATCTGGCGATTTAAATGTTCAGATTGTTCTTATTATGCCTTCTATACCAAAAGACTGGAAAGCAACTTATGATATGACTGTTGAAACAGTATTTAATGGTAAGGTTCAAGGTAAAGAGATTATGATGCTTGCAACTGAACCTAAAAATGAGCCATCGGCAGAAGAATCAGTTGAGGAAACTGGAGAAAACGAAAGTGATGACGGTCAAGAACCTGATGAAGAAGCAGGCAATGCATATCCGTTTATTCACCCAGAAGATCAGACCGAGCAGGGCCCAATTCACACATTTAATACTGGTGATTCTAGGGTTGATTACAAAGGTAAATTCAAAAGGCCATTCAACCTACCAGCCAAGGAAGGCGATTATGTTATCACAAGAACCAATGACGATAACGGCGAGATCTTCATCTATGTGTGGCAGGACACTGATAAGTTCTGGTTCCCGTTCACGATTCCTAGCTTTAAAGCTGATGGCGGCGAAGTTCCATTTGAAAACCTAAACTTTATTAAGAGATACCCATCTTAAAACTATATAAATACTTCAAAGGTTAGGAAGTAACATGGCTAGAAAATATTTCTCAATAGAGGATGGTGATCTACAAACTAGAAGTCTCGTTACTTCTAGAAATAGACTATATTCAGATATTGATTTAACATTTGCTAAAAAAGCATCTGGTGACGTATATAAGAAAAATGATGCAGCTGCAGTAAAGCAAGCGATTAAAAACTTGTTGCTTACAGACTTGGGTGAAAAGCCATTTAATCCATACTTTGGTGGTGGCTTAAATGCACTACTTTTTGAATTAGCTGATGATGAAAGTAATGTTCTGATCGCTGATCAAGTTGCATTTGCATTAGAAAACTTTGAACCAAGAGCTAAACTGATTTCGGTTTCGCCCAATGTTCAACCAGACAGAAACACAGCAAGAGTCCAGATCGTATTCCGAATTATAAATACGTCCGAGGAAGTGACTTTTGAAACAACAATTACAAGGCTAAGATAATATGGCAGTTAGTATTAAATCAACAGACCTTGATTTTAATAGAATCAAAGAGCAACTAAAAACACACTTTCTTGCCAGTGATGAATTTGCTGACTACGACTTTGAGGCTTCTGGTCTATCGAATATCCTTGACGTTCTAGCATATAACACTCACTATAATGGTTTGATTGCAAACTTTGCATTAAATGAGTCATTTCTTACTACAGCCCAACTGAGAAGTTCCGTTCTTGCTATTTCAGAATCACTGGGTTATATTCCTAGGTCGAAAACTGCAGCATATGCAACGGTAGGTTTATCAGTAAGTATCACAAATCCGAGCAGACCAGGAACATTAACATTGCCGGCCGGTTCACAATTTACTTCGACTGTTGAAGATGTATCATATATTTTCCAAACAATCGAAGATCATATTGCGGTTGACAATGGATCTGGCTTTTATCAATTTTTAACTTCTAGTGGATCTCCCACGATTTATATCTATGAAGGTACATTTAGAACTAAAACGTTTATCGCAGATTCAATATCAACGCCTGTTTATATTATTCCAGACGATACTATCGATACATCAACTGCATCGGTTCAAGTTTATGCGTCTAGAAATGCAGAACTTTTTGAAACGTATCTTCCTTTGGCATCCGCCCAGAACGTAACCGCGGATACGCGATATTATACACTAAGAGAAGCCCCGAATGGAAGCTATGAAATCACATTCGGTGACGGTATTACGACAGGTAAAACACCGCAACCAGGTGAAGTTATCCGAGTAACATATCTTTCGACAAGTAATGTTGCAGCAAATGGCGCCAGAGATTTTATTTCTCAAAGTGAAATAACAGTCGATGACACAGATTATGCTATTGCAGTCACTACACTTTCAAGGGCTGCTGGTGGTTCTGATAAAGAATCAATTAAATCTATTAAATCGAACGCACCGATTTCATATGCATCACAAAATAGACTTGTAACTGCAAATGATTATATTGCCCTTATTATAAGAAATTTCGGAAGTTTTCTTAATGATGTTACTGCATGGGGCGGAGAAGATAATGTTCCAGCAGATTTCGGTAATGTATATGTGTCTTTGAAGTTTATTGAGAATACGACAGAAGCGGTAAAGCAGGTTGTGAAGGATGGAATCGTATCGAATCTATCAGACAACCTTTCAATTATGTCTATTGATACTAAGTTTTCGGATGCCATAACAACTTATATTGAAATAGAAACATTTTTTAACTTTGATCCGTCACTAACAAACGTTACTGCAGGTACAACTGAAGGTACTGTGCAAACGCTTATTAGAGATTATTTCACGAAAAATCTTAATAAGTTTAATACGACATTTAGACGTTCACAGATTTTAGCAGATGTTGATGACATAAGCGAAGCTATTCTTAACTCTCGAATGAATGTTAAAGTTCAGCAAAGAATAACTCCAACTTTGTCACAAAATCTTGCATATTCTCTTCAATATCCTGTTGCACTTGCAGCGCCATTGACAACAACACACACTATAACATCAACTCTATTTAACACAAATGGTAAGACATGCACAATCAGAAATAGATTGGGCTCAAACATTCTTGAAGTTGCCACGGCAGAGGGTGAAATAGTGGTTACGAATATTGGAACATATAACCCGGTAAGTGGATCGGTTAATATTGTAAGCTTAGCGCCAACATCTATCATCGGGGCAGCGTCATATATTAAAATATCTGCAGTTCCCGCTAATCAAAGTACGATAAGACCGTTAAGAAACTATATTCTTACACTTGATACTGAAAAATCATTCGCATCCGCACAAATTGATTATCAAGAGATTAGAGTAACGCTGTAATGTCAAATAGATTTGATTATAACGGAAGACTTCCACTTAATCTTATCATTGATAAGACAAAGGAAGCTTTGCCAGAACACTTTGCAACTGAGTACCCAGACTTAGTAAAGTTTCTTGATATCTATTATGACTTTATGGAAAAAGATGATGAAGGGTATTCGTACTTCATTCAAGGATTATATCAAGCAAGGGACTTGAGCACAACACAGCTATCGTCACTTGACAATATTTTTAAAGAGATTGGCAATAACTCACAATCTGCAGACTTCTTTGCAGATCCAAGATTTATTGCTAAAGTTATTGCATCTTTCTATAAAGCAAAAGGAAGCAAAATCTCAGCTGAAGGATTCTTTAGAGCGTTCTTTGGTGAAGAAGCTTCTATCGTATATCCAAAAAACAATATGTTTATTGTGAATGATTCTAGATTGGGAACAGATTCTCTTAAATATATACAAGACGATAAGCGATATCAGATACATTCTATTCTAATTCAGTCTGGTATTCCTTTAGCCAAATGGAAAGATCTTTTTAAATTGTTTGTCCATCCAGCTGGATGGTATTTGGCTGGCGATGTTGTTATCGAGGGCATATATAATCTTAGTGCTTCATCGATGCCTATTGCATTACTAGATTCTGCAGCTGGCACAGCAATCTTTGAAGAAACCGCATTCGCAACACTTACACAAAATCAGTCAATTACTGGTATTATTATTGATGATAATGATAGCGATTCTCTTGCAGAAAGAGTGTCACTCATACGTCAAATTCAACTATTCAATACTCTTACTATAGCAGGAATTGCAGATCAATACAACTCAATTATTGAATTTGCTGACGAAAACTCACCTACATTCGATGAGGATTCTGATGGAATCATTCGCGCAGTCGATTTCTCTAATACAATAGAAACAATGGATATGAATAAATTTGATTACGGTAATCCGCTACAATATCAAGATTCCGCGTAATATTTGTTATAAATAGAATCAACACAACAGGAATTAATTATGGCACAACAATCTATTTCACTTGGAACATCGGCTAATGACGGCACTGGAGATACGCTCAGAGACGCTGGCCAGAAAATCAATGAAAACTTTACAGAGCTCTATGGTGACTATATCAGCATAAGCTCATTACAATCAATCGCAGCGGCAAGTGCAGACTTTGACGCATTTAAGACAGCAATCGCAGCACTATAAGTAGGACCTAAAATGTCAGCCATCATCACAGATTATTTTAAAAGAGAATTGGTCCAAAACATTTTTGAAGATGTTGCCGATTCGGCACAAAACTATTATATCGGTATCGGTAGATCACAGGATTGGGATTCTTCGGATACCCCAACAGTGCCAATCAATTCTCTTAGGGAAGAACTTCAGTTTAGATTGAATATGCAATCTGTTAAAAGAACCGCTGACGTATCATTTGTTGTTCCTCGCAAAAACTGGTCTTCTGGTTCGATATATTCTGGGTATAATACTAACCAGGTTGGACAGCCTACGAATTCACATTATGTTATTACTGATAACAACTCTGTTTATATCTGTCTTGAACAAGGTAAAAGTGCAAGCGGCGCGGGTGTTGCATCTACAGTTAAACCGACTAGTTCTGCATCAACCCCATTTAAAACGGCGGATGGATATGTGTGGAAGTTCCTATACACACTTGCTGCGGTTGATGCAAACAAATATTTGTCTGCAAACTATATGCCAGTAAAACTACAGGATGCTACAGATTCGGCATCGTCAGCTACAGCTATTGAACAATATTCTATCCAACAAGCTGCAGTTGATGGTCAAGTTGCTGGTATCACTCTTACTTCTGGCGGATCTGGTTATACTTCTGCACCGACGGTAACAATTATTGGTGATGGCGATAGCGCGGAAGCAGTAGCAACGATTCTTGGCGGATCGGTCGTTAAAGTTGAGATGAGGGATTCTGCATCAACAATCTTTAACGGAAGCGGATATAATTATGCTAATGTTGTTTTTTCTGGAGGAGCTGGAATAGGTGCAGCGGCAAGAGCAAATCTCTCATATCTAGGTGGATTTGGTTCAGATCCTAGAATTGATTTAAAATCAACTGCACTTATGTTTAACGCAAAGCCTTCGGGTGCTGAAAACGAAGATTTCATTATCGGTCAAGATTTTAGACAAGTTGCACTGATGAGAAATATTAAAAATGCGGCAACAGATTCTGATTATTCTTCAGAGACCGGATCAGCACTTGATTATATGACACTTTCATCTATATCAACTGCGTTCTCTCCAGATAGGACAATTCTTGGTGGAACATCTGGAGCAAAGGCGTATGTAGATAGATTCGACTCAGACAAAATCTATTATCATCAAACAGAAGCAACCGGGTTTATACCATTTCAATCATCAGAATCTGTTACCGAAACAGATGGTGCTGGTAGCGGTGTTATCGGAACACCACTCACAGTAGGTGATATAAATAAGTTCAAAGGTGAGGTATTCTACATTGATAACCGCGCTGCCATCGAAAGGTCGGCTGCTCAGACAGAAGAC